GCCGGAGCCCCAGGTTGATCTGTCCGGCGTGGACAAGATCGACCTAGAGAAACGCCTCATCGCTGAGCGAACCGAAGCCCTTCGCTTGGACAACGAGGAACGCAAAAAGAACTTGCTTCCCGCCGATGAGGTGCGCGGAGCAATGGAAGCCATCATCTCCACCACGCGCTCCCATTTGCTCCTGCTCCCGGCGAAGTTGGCGCACAAGGTCTCGTCGTTGACGGACCCCGCCGAATGTCAGGCGGTTATCGACGCGGAAATCAAGGCGGCTCTGAAAGCTCTCAGCGAGACGACGTTTAATGAATGACAGCGTACAGCGTAGCATCGGAGGCAATGCGGGTATTCGCACCGCCTCCGGATTTGACGTGCTCCCAGTGGGCCGACCAGTACAGGCAACTATCAGCCGAAAGTAGTTCCGAGCCGGGGCAGTGGAAAACGCACCCGTTCCAGCGCGCCGTACTCGATGCCATATCGGACCCAAAGGTGCGGCGGGTCGTGGTCAAGGCGTGCACTCAGGTAATCAAGACCGAAGCCATATTGAACGGCATCGGCTATTTCGCGCACATGGACCCCGGCCCGATTCTGGTCCTGCAACCGCGCGATGCGGACGCGAAGGCGTTCTCGAAAGAACGCATCGCCCCGATGATCCGGGATACCCCGGCGCTCAGGGGAATATTCGCCGAGGGCAAGGGTCGGGTAGCAGATAACACCATAGAGCAAAAGATGTTCCGGGGCGGGATGCTTGCGATAGCGTCGGCAGGGTCGGCCCCGAATCTGGCACGGCGCGCGATCCGGTTCTTATTTTGCGACGAGGTAGACAAGTACGTCTCCACGCAAGAGGGCAACCCGATATCGCTGGCCCGGAAGCGGCTGGCAACATTCCGGCATCGGGCGAAGGAAATCCTCACTTGCTCCCCGACATTCGAGGGAAGCGAGATCGACCGCGCCTATTCGCAATCGGACAAGCGCGAGTATTACGTCCCCTGTCCCAAGTGCGGGCATATGCAATCGCTCATGGGGGCGTTTTACAAGCAAGTCCGCTTCGCCGAGTTCGGCACGGTCGAAGAGCGGGCGGCGTCAGCGCGGTATCACTGCGTTGCCTGTGATGCGCCGTGGACAGAGGCGGGGCGCAAGAACGCCGTAGAGCGTGGCGAGTGGCGCGGCGGCGACTTCAACGGTGTCGCCGGTTTCTGGATTTCGGAACTCTATAGCCCGTGGAAAACTTTGGCCGAAATCGTCCACGACTTTCTGACGAAGAAAGACAATCCGTCAGAGCTACAGACGTTCGTCAATACCAGCCTCGCCGAGAACTGGGTAGAAAAAGGCGAAGCCCCGGAGTGGGAAACCCTATCGGCCCGTCGTGAGCCGTACGATCCCGGCACGGTCCCCGCCGGCGGGCTGTTCCTGACCTGTGGCGTCGATGTCCAGCGTGACCGGCTGGAATGCGAGACCGTAGCCTGGGGCCGCAACCGGGAATCATGGTCGGTCGATTACCAGATTTTCGAGGGGCGCACAAGCGAGCCCGCCGTGTGGGCCAAGCTGGAGGAATACCGGACGCGCCTCTTTGCCGCAGAGGGCGGCGCGGAGCTTCCGATATCCCGGATGTTCGTAGACAGCGGTGACGGCACCACGACCAACGATGTGTACAACTGGGTTCGGATGCAGCCGCAATCCCAGGTGCAGGCCATCAAGGGGAGCGACAAGGGGATTCTCCCGGTAGGGCAGCCGTCCCCGGTCGATGTCACGGCGGGCGGCAAGAAGATCAAGGCGGGTCTCAAGATCCGCATGGTGAACGTCAGCTTCTTCAAGGCCGAGTTTTACGCCGACCTGAAGAAGCGCGCGCCGACCGATGATGAGATAGCGCAGGGTTACGGCTATCCTCCCGGCTATTGTCATTTTCCGAGCGGCGGCAACTACGGCGATGAGCATTACAAGCAGCTTTGCGCCGAGCAACTCGTATCGCACCGGAACCGGAAGACGGGCCGCACCAAGACCGAGTGGCAGCAGATGCGGGCGCGCAATGAGGCGCTCGATTGCAGGGTGTATGCCCGCGCCGCCGCATGGGATCTCGGGCTGGATCGTATGCAGGACAAGCACTTCAAGGCTTACGAGGCGCAGATAGAGGCACTCAAGCCCAGGCCGAAGGACGCAGGGACGCAACCGGCCCCGCGTCCCGTGCGGCATGAATCGAAATGGTTGGGAGGCAGGGAAAGAGGATGGCTGAAAAGGTGAGAGGGCGCAAGCCCAAGAACATTGACGAGGGATTTGTGGCCGCCATTGAGGGGCCCGCGCCAGATCCCGTGCGCTACAAGTACACAAACGTCATGCTCTCCAATGCCGCCGACATCAACCGCTTCGGCGATGAAGGATGGGAGCTTGTGTCCGTCATCCCGGCCCCGCTCGATAGGGCCGTGTATTACTTCCGCAAGAGGATTTAATGGCGACATCTTGGACGGCATCCGATATCGAAGCCCTTGAGGCGGCGATAAAGGTAGGGGCTCGCGTAGTCCAGTTTTCCGATGGCAGGAAAATTGAGCGATATTCATTGCCCGAAATGATGGACCTCCTCCGTACTATGCGCGAAGAGGTGGCCGGGGAGACCACGGCCACCGCGCGCACCACCTACGCCGTCACCTACAAGGGATAACGTGAAAGCAAATTGGTTAGATAAAGCTATCGCGTGGACATCCCCCGCGTGGGGCGCGAAGCGCATCCGCAACCGCATCGCCGCCAACGTGCTGTTCTCGTATGAGGGCGCAAGGCGCGACAGGCGCACCGGCGGATGGACTACGGCGGGGACGAGTGCCGATGCAGAGATCGGCCCCGATCTTGTTACCCTGCGCGACCGGAGCAGGGATCTTGTCCGCAATAATCCATATGCGGCGGCGGCAGTAGATGAGCTTGCGGCTCAGTGCGTGGGGACTGGCATCACGGCGCAGCCGAAGAACACTAAGCTCGCCGAGGCGTGGAAGATTTGGATCAATGAGTGCGACGCCTACGGGCAGCAGGACTTCTACGGCCTGCAAGATCTTGTCACCCGCACCGTAATCGAGTCGGGCGAGTGCCTCATTCGCATACGCCCCCGCAAGAGCGATGACGGCTTGCGGATTCCGATGCAGATTCAGGTCTTGGAGCCCGACTACCTCGACCACAACAAGACGGGCAAGAACGGCGCCAACCGCGTCATTCAGGGCGTGGAGTTCGACCCCATCGGGCGGCGCGTAGCCTACTGGCTCTTTGGCGACCACCCCGGCGACAACGACTCGTTCAGGAGATTCACCTCGCAGAGCTACCGCGTCCCCGCCGAGGGCGTCCTCCATGTCTACCGCAAGCGCAGAACACAGGTGCGCGGAGTGCCATGGCTTGCGCCCGTCATGATTTCGCTCAGGGATCAGGACGAGTATTTCGAGGCCGCCATCGTCAAGAAGAAGATCGAGGCGTGTTTCTCGGCAATTGTCGTGCAGAACGAAGGCCCGGACATCAACCCGGTCGGAAGTACCGCAACCAATAGCGACGGCCAACTTGAGGAGAGCATGGAACCGGGAATGATCCGGTACTTGCGCCCCGGCGAGGACATCAAGTTCGGCGCGCCGGCAGGACAGGGTGACGGATACCGTGAGTTTATGCGGGATCTCCAGTGTCGCATTGCATCCGGTATCGGCGTCACCTACGAGCAGCTTACGGGCGACCTGTCCAACGTGAACTATTCATCCTATCGCGCCGGGCACCTTTCGTTCAGAACGAAGATGGATCAGTTCAGATGGCTTTGTCTCGTTCCCATGTTCCTTGATCCCGTCTACAAGTGGTTTGTGAATTACGCCGTTGCATCTGGCTTTGGCCCGGACATCGACTACGGCGTCGAGTGGTCAATGCCGGGATTCGCCAGTGTAGACCCCGAGAAGGACGCGCGCGCCTTCGTTGCCAAAATTCGTTCTGGCATCAAGACGTGGGCACAAGCAATCGGCGAAGAGGGGTACGACCCCGAAGAGCAACTCGGAGAAATTGCGGAATGGAATAAGCGCATTGATGCTGCGGGGGTGGTATTCGATTGTGACCCGCGCAAGAGAACATCTGCGGGGCAACAGGTGACAGAGAGCGTCCCCGCAAAGCGAGAGGCAGAAGGAGAAGTCAATGGCGAAAATTAAAGTTCCAATGCAGATGCTTGGGGCTGAGATCCTTGCGGCTGAGTCCGAAGAGGATCGGCGCTTCAAACTCAAGTGGTACACGGGCGCGACCGTCCCGCGATACTCATGGGATGAGGGATCGTACAAGCTCACGCTGTCGATGGAGCCTAGGCACATCCGCATGGGCCGCCTGCAATCCGGCAAGGCTCCGCTCCTCAACTCGCATTCGAGTTTCGACCTCTCGAACGTTATCGGCATCGTCGAATCCGCCGACACTGACGGCAACGCCATTGCCCGCATGAGTCCCCGCGCCGAAGTCACCCCGTTCTGGGAGGACGTTCGGGCGGGCATCATCCGCAACGCCAGTGTTGGCGCGCACATTCACAAGTTGCAGGACGTTAGCAAGAAGGACAAGGAAGGCAACGTCCTTGAGCGCGCCTATCTCGCCACAGATTGGGAGCCGATGGAAGTTTCCCTTGTGCCCATCGGCGCAGACCCCAGGGCCGGGATGTCGGCCAATCTCGAAGACAAGGAACGATTCACGGAAGCCGAGATCGTCTCGGTTTCCTTCACCGGGGCTTCGGCCCGCTTGGAGACCACTATGAAGGAAGATACCGCTCTGGCGGGACAGGAAGCCCGCACCAGGAAGGAAGAGGAAGAGAAACTCGCCGCCGAGGCCGCCGAGGCCGAACGGAAGCGCATCATCGAAGCCGGGATTGCGAAGGAGCGCGCCCGCGTGCAGGCGATCAACGCCACTCTGAAGGCACTTGGGTTGCCGCAGTCCTTCGGAAGCATTCACATCGAGAAGGGCACGGACGCCGACACCTTCAACAAGCTCGCCATTGACAAGAAGGCCGAGGAGCTTAGTATCCCTCCCACTCCCCCCACTGACGGACACTCCCCCGCCGAAGTTCTGACTGACGAGGCCGACAACCGGCGGCGCGGAATGGTCGGCGCGATGCTGAACCGCTTCGAGGAGGGGGCGTTCGCCTTCGACGAGAAGAACACGGAGTTCGTCTTCGACAAGAACAAAAAGGCCAAACTGTGGGAAGGCAGCCGCCCCTACATGGGCCTGTCCCTGCTCGACTGCGCCAAGGAGTGCCTGACCGCGCGCGGCATCCGCTGGCAATCGAAGAACCAGAGCGAGATCGTGTCCCTCGCGTTCCAGTCCACCAGCGACTTCCCGTACATCCTGGCCGACTCCGCGAACAAGACCCTGCGCGCCGGGTACGAATTGGCCCCGAGCCCGTGGAAGCTCATCGCCGCGCAGAGATCGGCCCGTGACTTCAAGTCGCAGTATGAACTCACGCTCGATTCCAGCGTCCGCCTCGGGAAAGTCCCCGAGTCCGGGGAATATGCCCGTGGGTATCTGACGGAAGGGCGCGAGTCGTGGAAGATCGCCCCTTACGGTCAGATCATCGCCGTGACCCGTACCGCCGTTATCAACGACGATCTCGGGGCGTTCACACGGATTCCCTTCATGCTCGGGCAGGAAGTGGCCGCGAACGAGGCCGATATCGTGATCGGGCTCATCGTCGCCAACGGAAACATGGCAGACGGCGTGAAACTGTTCGATGCGAGTACCCACAAGAACTATGTCGCCTCCGGTTCAGGTGCGGCGATCTCCGTGTCTTCGCTTGCGGCCACCGCGCTCAAGATGATGACGCAGACCAGCCCCGGCGGGAAGCCCCTCTCGCTCATGCCGAAGTACCTGCTGGTCCCAGCCGCCCAGGCGACGTTGGCCGTGCAGTACACCTCCAGTACCCCCGCCGTTACCGAGGCGGCGAAGGTGAACCCCTACGCGGGCCAGTTGATCCCGCTGGTGGAACCCCGGCTCGATGCCAACAGCATCACCGCCTACTGGTATCTGTTCGCCGATCCCATGAGCGCGAACGGCACCGTGCTGGTGTACTCCTACCTCGCCGGTCAGAGTGGCCCCACGACCGAGACCCGCATGGGCTTCGACGTGGACGGCATGGAAATCAAGGTGCGTGAGGACTTCGGCGCGGGCGTGGTGGACTATCGCGGCGCTGCGATGAACCACGGCTCCTAGAACTACGGCTCCTAACTTTTCCCAATAATCATTGACAGGGGCGGCTCCCGATTGGGGGCCGTTCCTGTTTATGGAGACATCGTATGAAGAACTACATTTCCGAAGGCAAGTTTTTGAATGTCGCCTGCACTCACCCCTCCGCCCCCAATTCCGGCGACCCCGTTATTTTCGGAGCGATCCCCGGCGTGGCCGTCACGGATGAGGGCGACGGCGGCAACGCTTCTACGGATACCACTGTCTGCACCAGTGGCATTTTCAAACTCAGCGTGAAGGGCCACAACGGCAGCGCCAACGCGGCTATCACTGCTGGCGCGCTCATCTATTACAAGAGCACTGCAACCCCAGTCCTCAACCTCGACAACAGCGGGGTTGCCTTTGGTTATGCGCTCGAAGCCGTTGATTCCGGCGCGACAAGCACCATCAAGGTTCTCATCAAGTAGATGTTCGACTTCGCCGCCCACAATCCGGTTTTCCTTGCTACGTTCGGGGAGTCCTTTTCCCTCGTGCGTAACATCGACTTGCTGGATGCCTCCCCAGCAACGGAACCCTTTCAGGCCATCAATACCGCTTTTGACGCGCTTGAGGGGGTTCCCCCTGGGGATCTCAGTTCGTACCTTCGCCTATGGGTAAACGTCGCCGATTTCACGACGCTACCCGCGAAGGGTGATGAAGTGCTGACGGCGACGACCGCCTACAAGATCTCCGATATCGACCGCGACGATTCAGGCGGAATGCTCATGCTGTGCAGATTCGATAGGGCATTGGATGAGTAAGCCGGTAAACATCTACGTCAAGAAGAAGCTGCAACTTGGCAAGCTCAACTTCTCGCAGCGGCAAATGCTGGCGGTAGGTAATGCGGGGCTAAACTCCATCAAGGCCAGAACCAAGAAAGCCTTGGACTCCGAGGACAAGCCCGCGAAGCTCAAGAGCAAGGCGTGGGCCAAGATCAAATCCCGTAACGGCCTCCGCAACGTGAAGGACTTGCGCGGCACCGGCAAGATGTACACGGATGCCATAGCGAAGTATCGCGGCAGAGAGGCCAAACGCAAGAACAAGTTGAAGAACGTCGGCCACTTGATGGACCAGATCCTTGTGCGGAAGGTGAGCGAGAATCGCGCCTACATCGTGGAACCGTCTACGGCACCGGGGCGCATGAAGGCGCGCGGCAATGCGGAAATGCTCATGCTGTCGCCGACCGATCAACGCGCCATCAAGGACGCAGCCGGTCGCGCCTTCACCAAAATCAAAAACGGCCTCGTAAAGGTCTACGCGAAAAAGCCCAATGCTTAAACCCTCCGACCTCAGGGACGATCTCGTTACGTACCTCCGCTCCATGCCCGATCTCGTGCAGGCGATGGACGGCGACCCGGAGAATATCTTCGCCCATGTGAACGAGTACCCCATCGGGGACAATTTCGATTCGGCCCTAAGAAACCTCAAGTCCCCGCGCCTCATGGTGCGCTATCGCTATCCGGGGCAAGCCGCCGAGGGAATGGGCCATTCGCACACGCTGAGCATCTACGCGCGCCCCAAGGCGGGACACACCTACGAGGACTTGCTTGACCTCATCGTGAACGGCATCCCCACGGGCCGCACGATTACGTTTGAGAACGACTGCTTCAACGACGATGTATGTCCCGCCGCGTTTACCTTCACGGAGCCGACGCCCGACGAGGAAGGAACTGAGTTTTTGCAAATCGATATCACAGTTGACGAACGATAGGAGAAACCAATGCCAGCCAATGATAGGGAAATTTTAATCGCGTTCGGCAAGAACAAGCAGGACGACCTTGCCACTGCCAACACGGCGGCTGGCTTGGTGCGCATGGGCAAGCTGAACGCTTCGAATATGTACCCGCGCCTTGTGACGGAGAACGACGCCGAGGAATACGGTAAGGGGCACGAATTCGCAACCGCCGTGTACAAGACGTATTGGGATGTTTCGGGGCAGATCGAGAAGTACGTGTCCTCGCAGTTCGCGGCATGGGTGATGGCCTTCTCGCTCGGCAAAACCACGAAGAGCGGAACCGGGACGTTCACCTATACCAGCACCCCGCTTGACCCCGTCACCGACGGACTGGAGCTCCCGGCGTTCTCGTTCGTCGAGCAGATGCGTCCCGGCGCTTCGTCCATCGTGGACTTCATGAACGTCGGGTGTGTCATTGAGGGCTGGAACCTGACCATCGGCAGCGGCCCCGGCCGGGCCAGCGCGAAGCTGGTCGCCGATATTGTCGGCTCCGGCAAATTCGCGGAGCCCTCGGAAATCACGCTCCCCGCGGCCACCGCTGAGACCCTGCTGCCGGCGGCATCGGCAAGCATCACGATCAATGGCGTCGACTACGTGACGGCGAAGAACTTCGTCTCGCTCGAGGCAGGCTGGAACAACAACATCCTGCTTGATGACGGGTTCTATCCGGGCTCCGGCACCAACGCAGGAGCGGCTATTCGCGGGCGTCTCGAAGTGGGGAGTCGCGAAGCATCGCTGCGCTATACGGCCAGATTCGAGGCCGGGAGTACCGAGTACGCCAAAATGAAAAACCAGACTGAAGGGACAGCTGTCATCTCCTTGACCTACGACACGAGCCATTCCTTCACTCTGACGTTCCAGAGGGTGCAATTCGGCCTGGTAGAGAGGGGCAGCCAGAACGGCATTGTCACCGTCGACGTGACATGCGTGCCCCTGTACCACAGCACCAACAAGCTCCTGACCGCCGTCACCAAGACCAATCTTGCCGGAGTCGGCGACGCAGAGCCGTAATTTCCAAATCCCCATAGGAGGCAACCAATGTTTGATTCTGCACGACCTATCACGCTGAAACTGCAAACGCCCGATGGCCCGAAGGCCGTCTCCGTCAGATTCCCATCCGATGAGGAATGGACGGAGCGGCAACGGGCCCGGAAGATCGTGACCAAGTCCCTCGGGCGCGGGATGAGCAAATCCGATGTCCCCGGCCACGAGGAAGTGGACGAAGCCTTCGTCCGCAAGATCAAGGTGGACGGCCCCGAGATCGACTGCTACGAGGCCATGACCATCGTGGGCGTCCTGTCCCGGTGCGATGTAACGGACGTTGAGCGGGAGGACGGCGGCTACCGCGTCCGCATGACCGTACCTGGGGGAGAAACGTCGGTCCTTCTCCGCATGCCCACGGCGCGCGAAATCTACGCCTTCCGCCGTGAGTACGTTTCCGCCGTCGAATTGCCGCACGGGAAATCCAGCACCAGCGTCAACCTCGAAGCGGCGGCGCGGTTATTCGATGCGCTTGCGGGAGAATCGACCGGCTACGCTGGCCCCGTTCCCATCATCCACAAAGAGGCGGCACTCGTCGCCATGATAGCGGAGTTCGAGTCGGGCCTCGGGGTGTCCGACGACAACCTGTTTTGATCGGGATTGGCCGGAGCGTCCAACGCTGCGATACCTAGCATACTGGATGCTCCGGCGGGATCAACTATGTGACCCGCATATCTGCCCCGACCGCGAAGACCATGAGGAGCGGTGCGCGTCCTGCCCGCTCGATAGGCTAGACGCGGCCCTTGCCGGAAACACCGGCGCGCTCATCCGCAGGGCCACGGACATGAAAGCAATCATGTCCTCGGGAATCACCATCACGCTGGATGAGATCAACGCGGATGAGCTTTACGCGATGCTCATTGTGCAGGAAGAACGCGACCGACTAGAAGAGGAACGGCATGGCGACGGGCAAGGATAAATTCGAGCTTGTTATTGAGGTCAATTCCCAGCAGGGGAATGCCTCAATTAAACAGGTTAATCAGAATTTGTCCGACCTTGAAAAGCAAGCAGTGCAGTCTACATCCCGCGCCTCTGCCGGGATGGATCGCATGACCGCCTCTGTCATGAAGGGCGCGATTGGGGCGCAAGCTCTCTATGCCGGTTTCTCCAAGGCGTTCGGCGCACTGAAGCAGTTCACCCTCGGGGCCATGACCACCGCCGACGACATGGGCAAGACGGCGCAGAAAATCGGGATGTCCGTCGAGACGTATTCCGAATATCGCCACGTTGCCGACCTTGCCAATGTGAGCGCGGAAAAACTTGCTACAGGTGTGGGCGTTCTGTCGAAAAACATGATGGAGGCGGCGCGGTCAAATAATACCTATCGCAAAGCATTCAATGAGCTTGGGGTGGATTTCAGAACTGCGTCCGGTGCCCTGCGATCCGCAGATGATGTCCTCGTCGACCTTGCCAATAAATTCAAGGCGATGCCGGATGGTGCCGCAAAAACCGCCTACGCCATGTCGCTCATAGGGCGCTCGGGCCGGGAAATGATCCCGCTCCTGAACGAAGGTGGCGATGCCATTAAGCGTTCGCGCGAAGAGGCTCGCGAACTCGGCAGGGTTATCAACGATGAAACCTTCCGCGCCGCCGAAAGATTCAATGACAACATATCCCGGCTGAAGGGCGCGGTGGAGGGACTCTCCTTCCGACTCGCCGAAGACCTTGTGCCGATGCTTGTAAGCGTCACGGATCGGATGGTGGCGTGGGCGCGGGACGGGGGCGTGGATAAGGTCGTCAAGCAGATGCGCGACCTTGCGGAGTGGGTCAAGAATCTCGGGATGTGGATCGTCAGCTATGCCGTGGTCGCCGGGATCATGAAGATGGTGGCGGCCATTCGCGCGATGCAGATCGCAACCGTTGGGTTGAACGCCGCGCTCATGGCGAATCCGTGGGGGCTGGCGGCTATCGGGGTGGCGACCTTCGGCGCGGCGGTGTGGCACGAGTATGACAAGATCAAGGATTTCCGCAAGGAGCTTGAGGGCGCGAACAAGCAAGCCATGATTATGGCGCAGTTCAAATCGGGCAAGACCGTCGAGGAGATCAGAGCGGGCGGATTCACCGAGGCGCAGATAGGCTTTACAATTGGCGGGCCGCAGAAGATCGGGACGCTACCGGAACACGACCGATTCAGCGTCAAGGGTGCCGGCGTTGATGATAATATTGCACCTCTCGATGAAGCCGCGATTGCAGAAGCAAAGCGAAGGCTGGAGGAAATAGAGCGATCCAAGCAGTACATCAGCGCTGATGCCGTCCGCGCCGGTGGAATCATGCGCGAAGCCAAGGGCCGCACGGATGCGCTTACCACGCTCCCCGGTTTCTCCGGTATCTCGCCGGAAGCCGCGCAGATTGCGCGTGATTCTCAGTCAATCGCCAATGCCAGTGACGACGCCTTCGTCCGCGAATGGATTCAGCGCCGGGAGTCTGCCGCCCTGGCGATACAGGAGCAGAACGAGAACATGATAGCGGCCCAGATGCGGCGGGACGGCAACTACCAGGGCGCGCTTGAAATCGAGCTGCGGCAGCTCGACCGCCTCAAGGGCGCATATGAGGGCAACGCCGAAGCACTCGCGGCTCTCGAGGAACAGAAGCGGCTGAAGGCCCTTGATGTCAACCGCGAGATTGCCGACAACGCCAAGTCGGAATTTGAGCGCAGCGCGCAATCCATAGAGGGCTTCTTCAACCGGGTATTCATGAACGCGAAATCGCTGGCCGACGTGTGGCGGCAGCTCTGGGGCCAGCTCGCCAACTATGCCGTGCAGCAGATCTCGCGCATGGTGGCGGCATCGATCGGCGGCTATCGTCAGGCGGCAGCTCCTGCCGGTGGCGGCATGGCGGCAGTGATCCCGGCCATGATGGGCGGCGGCGGTGGCGGTACTGCAAGCGCGGGAGGATATGGTGGCGTCGGCACGCCTCCGTTTGTTGGGGGCGGTAGCGGGTCGGGCGGCGGGATGGGCTCCATCTTCAGTGGTGGGTTATCCGGCCTCGGAACCAACTTTGCCAACTTCGCCATGTCACCCGCGGGCGCACTCGCAGGGGCCGGGATATTCGGCATGGGGATCAAGCGCGGTGGCGTCTCCGGTCTCGCCATGAGTGCCGGTGGCGGATGGCTTGCCGGGGCCGGGATCGGCTCCATGATCGGCGGCCCGCTTGGCGGAGCTATAGGCGCAGCCGTGGGGCTTGGGGCCGGGTTGATCTCGGGAATTGTCGGCCTGTTCCGCAAGAGCCCCGAGGAAAAGCTCAAAGAGAAAATCAAGCAGGCTTACGGCGTCACCATCCGCGACAAGGGCGTTCTCCAGCAAATCCTTTCCATCGCGCAATCGTTCGGCGGGAACCTGGATATGACGATCCGCAACCGGGAGGTCGTGGAGCTTATCCAACTCTACGCGCAGATGACAAACCAGACAATGCGCGGTGCGCCGAAACAAATGACATCGGCAACGCTCATTCAATCGGGCGGATCACTGTCAATGGCGGCGTCCTACACAAACGGCACGCCCTCAATGGGAAGCCTTCCCGGTGCGGGGATTGACAATGTTCGGGCGACCGGCGCGACGGGCGGCACGGTTATCAACATCACCGTGCCGGGAGCGAAGGAGTTCTTCGAAAAGGAAACCGTCACCGTCATAGCGAAGAATGGCCGCGCCGTTGCTACCGCCAACGCCAGCGCGGCAACGGGCAATTTCGGGCGCACTCAAATGGCGGCAACGCTGCTTAAACCGGGGCTGGTCACCACGTAGCATAGGAGTTTTGCATCATGATCAACACGAAGACATTCAATTGGACGGCCGGCGCTTCCGGAGCGGTTGCCGACATGGAGGTCGACGACCTGTTCCTGTCGGGCGGGTACGGCTACTCCCTCCACAGCATGGCGACTGTTCCCGGCAGTCCTGCGCCTACCGACAACTACGACATCACCATCGAGGATGTTGACGGGATTGATGTTCTTGGCGGGGCGGGAATGAATCGCGACACGGCCAATGCCGAGCGCGTCATGCCCCTCTATGGGTCGACCCCTCACCCGACCCCGATCAATGGCAAGCTGACGATCAAGATAGCCAACAACGCTGTCAATGGCGCGAAGGGCTTGATCAAGCTGTATTTTGTGCGGATGGCCGCAAGCTACTGATCCGCCATGCCCGGCTCCGTCAAAACGTCCACGGCAACGACCGTGCTGCCCCTATCGCTCTGCACCGCGTTCGAGGAATCGCGCGAGTTTCCCGGCGCGGGGAACGAATACCGCAATGGCGAGTTCCAAGGCAAGGCAGAGGCAACGACAAGTCGGCGTCGATGGCGGCTATCCAAGCGCATCACGCCAACCACGCTTGCCACGTTGAGGACGTTCTATTTCGCGCACAAGGGTCCGCACGAAACATTCTATTTCTACTACCCCTTTTCGGAGCATGACCCCACCGGCGTAAGCGCGACGGGGCGATACCTGGTGCGCTTTGATTCGGCATGGCAGCAGGAATCCTACATCGCACGCATTGGGACGAACCTTCAGTTAATCGAAATCGCATAGGAGATTAGCATGGCACTGAAACTTAGCATGGCAGTAAAGAACGCGCGGCTTGATTCCATTGAGTCGACCATCGGCACGTCGGCGGTCCTGAAGATCCGATCCGGTCCGGCTCCGGCTGCAATCACGGACGCGGACAGCGGAGACGTTCTGGCCTCCCTCACGCTTCCCTCGGACTGGCTGGCGGCGGCGTCGAACGGAACCAAGGCGATTTCGGGAACGTGGCAGGATACCAGCGCAGATGCCGCCGGGACCGCCGGCCACTTCCGCATCTACGCCAGCGACGGCACCACGCAGCACATTCAGGGCACCGTCACCGCGACTGGTGCGGGCGGGGATATGACGCTCGACAATACGTCGATTGCGGCGGGTCAGAGCATCACGATCACCTCTTTTACTATCACGGACGGGAACTAAACCATGGCGCAGCTACTCCTTATCACCGAGCGCACGATGGGTGGCACCGGCAATCAGCAGCCCGGGGATATCGTCGCGGTATTCCCGGACAGCCATGTGTTCAGCGACCGAGAGCGCCAACTGTTCGACGTCGTGACGGTCGCGGAGAGCAAGGCGTCCATCGAAGCCCTGCGCCCGGCAATCAAAACCATGGTCAGGGCTCCCTCCGTGGACTGGGTGGAGGAACACAGCCTGGAGCG